CCATCAGGCGGAAGCGGAGAGAGCGAAAGCTGCTGAGTTTGACGTGATCAAAGGTGGGCCGATCAGCCTGCCTGATTTGGATCTGCATGGCGCGGTAGAGCCGGATGGATTCTCAGTTTCACTGAATGAGGGAATCCAAAAGACAGCGCTGGCATTCGGTGAATCGGTCATGATCCCGGTGGCATCGGAGCCGGTGGTAATCACTCGCAAGCTGGAAAATGTGGACGATGGTCAGGAAAAGCTGGAAATCACCTTCCGCAGAAACGGCAGGTTCAAGTCCATCCGCATACCACGCTCGGCAGCGCTCAACAAAACACAACTGATCCGTTACGCCGACAGCGGCTTGCCGGTCAATTCCGGGAATGCGGAGGACATGGTCAGCTATCTGGCTGCTTATGAAGCCAGAAACAGTAACTGCATCCCCTGCATCCGTTCCATCGACCGCATCGGCTGGGTAGGAAAGGAATTCTATCCCTACCGCATGGACGGCGCGATGGAGCTGGAAACCGACACCGCCAGCGTGTCCCAGATGGTCGGCGGACTGACGCAGGCGGGAAATCAGAAAGTATGGCTGAAAGCCGCCGAAACAGTACGTGCTGGGAGCATATCCCGAGCGATTCTGGCTGGTTCATTTGCTTCGCCGCTTCTGCACTGGCTGAAACACCGTGTATTTCTGACGCATGTCTGGCACGATTCCCGGGGCGGAAAGACCGCAACGCTGAAGCTGGCGCTGTCGGTGTGGGGCGATCCTGTGAAGCTGCTGACCAGCTATCATGCAACAGCGGTCGGTCTGGAACGAAGCTGCGCAGCGATGATGCACCTGCCGCTGGGATTGGATGAACTGCAGGCGCTGACTGAAAAGCGCATGACGGTGGAATCCATCGTATACAGCCTGGGCAACGGCTTCGGTAAGCTGCGTGGCGCAAAAAACGGTGGGCTGCAGAAAACGCTGCAATGGCGCAACATCATCCTCTCCACTGGTGAGATGCCGCTGATCCGCGAAAACAGCATGGACGGCATCGGTTCTCGCGCGCTGGAACTGTACGGCAGACCCATTGCCGAGGAGAATACTTCCCGGGAATTGCACCAGATCAGCGAGAGGAACTACGGGTATGCCGGTAAGCGGTATATTGAATACCTGATAGAAGAGATTCTTTCGGAAGAGGACAAGCTGGAGAATCTGTATCGGAAGATGCAAATTAGACTGTGCGAGGAATACCAAAAGAATCGTTCGGATGAACCGGGTGTACACTTCGATAACATTGCTGTTCTGTGCCTGGGCGACTATCTTTCCAGCGTGTCAGTTTTTGCGCTATCTGAAGAGGAAGCATGGGCGCAGGCAGTCAGGCTGGGAACGGAACTGCTGGAAAACAACGCGCAGCTTCAGCCAGAGGATTCCATCCAGCGTGCATGGGATTTCACGGTGGACTGGATCGGTTCCAATCGCGAGCATTTCCGCTCGTACATAAATAGCGGTTTGGCGCGATACGGCTCCTTTGCAGCAGATCATGTGAACATCATCCAGAGCGTATACCGCAAGGCGCTGGAGGACGCTGGGTTCAGCTACGCGAAATCTGTCAAGGGCTTTGTCAGTCGAGGCTGGTTCGACAGCTTTACTGATGCCGATGGCAAGAACCGCAGTCAGTACCAATGCAAAATCAATGGTGTGAATATGCGAGTCTTCCGATGCAGGCTGAAGGTCGGCGCGGATGACAGCAGTGAGGATGACTTTTTGAAATGAAAACGGGATGATCGGGAGCGCTTGAGCAATCGGCGCTCCTTTCTCATCCCCGAAAAAGATGGAGGTAGCTATATGAATGCAAGAGGACTGAGCCGCTGTCAGCGGCAGCTGCTGGAGGAACTGGGCGAACAGTACTGCGTAAACCGTATCGACGGCGCGAACTGCATCTACCGGGACTTTGGCGATCATGATGTGGAAATCTGCGGCGGCAGAACGATCCGCGCGCCGTTCCACATCTTTGTGTGGCAGAAGAAGCCGCATCTGGAAATTGTCGAGAGATTTATGGATCTCCCGCACGACTGCAAACAGGTCGCTGTGCTGCTTCAGCAGATTGCGCAGCGCTATGATACCTGATAATAAGGAGGAAACCGCTTATGAATACCACGAACAACCTTACCCCCGAAACCCGCGTCGAGGATATCCGTCGTGCCTACGATCTGTATCTGCGAAGCGGTCATGAACGTTACGAACTCAACGACGTATCCCTGGATAGCATGGGATACCTGCTGCCCCGGCGCCTGGAAGCGAAGCTGGTCAACGCCATGAACACCCTCAGCGTGCTGCGTCCCCTGTGTACCGAAGTGACTACTCTCGGCGACCGTGCGCTGCCCATCGTCAACGGTCACGGAAAGGCTGCATGGGTGCCTGAAGGACATCCGATCCCGATGGTGAAGGACGCGTTTGACCGCGTCAATCTGGACAGCCACAAGCTGGCGGCAATCATCCGCGTGACCAACGAACTGCTCAAGGACTCCGCTGTTGACATCGAAGCATACCTGGCAGCCACCTTCGCAGACCGTCTGGCTGTCAGCGAGGAGGAGGCCTTCATCGCAGGCGACGGCACGGACAAGCCGCTGGGTCTGATCCATCAGGCGAAGGCTGGCTGTACGACAGAAAGTGCGGGCAGCGTGTCCATCGAGGATGTGCTGAATCTGATCTTCTCCGTGCCCGAAAAGCATCGCCGCAACGGTACGCTGCTCATGAATGACAATACGCTGCTTGCTCTGTACAAGCAGTGCGCTGCGATGGACACGAATCTGTGGCTGGGCAAGGATGACACCTTCTTCGGCTATCGAATCGTCCGATGTGCTTCCATGCCTGACGCTGCATCGGGCAGCATGCCGATCCTGTTCGGTGACTTCAAGCAGGCGTACATCAACAACAACGGCGATCGTAGCATCAAACGTCTGAATCAGCTGTTTATTGCCAATGACCACATCGGTTTCCTGATGGCGGAGCGCGTTGGCATCAAGCTGACGGTGCCGGATGCCGTCAAGGGACTTCAGGTTGCTTAATAGAAAGGAGAAACGAATTATGAACAAGACGATGACCGTAAAAGACGCCGAACTGCGTCTGGATCAGCTGAAGAACGGAAAGATCCCGCCCAAGGAAGTGCCCACGCTGGCAAATCCGATGTATGCGAAGGCGTATGACGGATTTCTGAAACTGGGCGCTACCTGCAACACCCTGCGCGAGGGCTCCGACGGCGAAGGCGGCTATCTCGTGCCGGATGAGTTTGAGAAGCGTGTCGTACAGGCCATAGCGGAGAAAAACGTCATGCGTCGCCTGGGCACCGTCATGCAGACAGAACGAACCATGACATTCCGCGTCGCAAAGGGCATTGGCTATGCGGATTGGATCCCCGAGGAGGGTGTCATCCCGGTCGCTACGGGCGAATTTGACGAAGTGAAGATCGAGGCGCACAAGGTGGCTACCAGCATCCGCGTATCGGATGAACTGCTGGAGGACAGTGTCTTCGATCTGGAGGAATTTATCATCAAGGAATTTGCACAGCGTATTGGCGAGGCTGAAGAGGCGGCTTTCATCCATGGTGATGGTGTTGCCAAGCCGCTGGGCATTATCCACCAGCTTGAGCGGGAAGTAATTACGGAGAAGGCCGGCAAGATCAGCACGGATGACCTGCTGGATTTGAAGCATGCCATTCCGTCGAAATATCGTAAGGACGCAGTTTTCCTCATGCATGACAGCACTCTGCGCGAACTGTTCAAGCTGCGTACCGGTGAAGGACAGTACATCTGGTATGAGAACCCGAAGAAGAACATTCCGCTGGCAATCTTCAGCCACAGGGTAATCATCTGCCCGTCCATGCCTACCATTGACAGTGGAAAGCCGCCCATTCTGTTCGGCGACTTCAAGCACTTCGTCATCGGTGACCGCAAGCACCGCCGCATCAAGCGCCTGACCGAAGTGCATGCCCAGCAGGGACAGGTGGCTTACATCATGAGCCAGCGTGTGGACGCAAAGCTCCTTGACAGGAACGCCATCGCTGCTCTGAAGGTGAAGTAACCACAAAACAAGCCAGCCGCTGTGCTTCCAAAGAACATGGCGGCTCAGCGGCTGGCAGCTATACAGGAGGAATCTATCAATGAAGAAATGGATATCGCTTTTCGATCTCTG